AAAGCTCTCAGGCGGCACATCATTAAACTCATCACAAATACCATGCTTGTTATAGTTGTCGCAAAGGTGACATACCTTTGGCGGCTCGGCTCTCAGGGTTTTGAGGTATATGGTGACTATTTCGGGTTCGGGGTGTCTCATTAATTCCAACTCCTTTTAAGTACGGTAAAAAACTTGCCTTCGCGTTTAAATTCTATGTGGCTTGGCGGCTCACCCTCGGTAAGCTGCTGCGCCATCTCATGCAGGTCGGCTACGCTGTAATCTAACGCCACGCCTGCCTTGTAAGCTATGTCGGTTAATAGTCGCCTGCTCTTTTCTCCGGCGTACCCGTCGTGCGTTACGGCCAGGTATTCGGTCACTGGTGCGTCACTCAGGCCCCCATAGTAGGTGAGGCTCAACATCTCCTTACCACTGGCGCGGCTTATGTGCTTGCGCCAGGTCCACGCGGTAACGTCAAGGTCCACGCCCTCCACGCCCATAATGTCTAAGTTGGACAGTTTGAGCGCTGGCTTCACCGGCTCGGGGAACTCTGCGCCGCAAGCTGGGCAAACCCGCACCGATAAAGCGCATATCTCTTGGCAGTGGTCGCAGACCTTAACGGGTGCCTCGCCCACCTTGTCGCCCTTCTTTGCTGGTGGCCTAACGGCGGTAATTGGGCCGTGCTGTTCCACCACGCCTGCAAAGTCTAAAACTAGGCAGTCGGTTTTACCCGGCGCGATCCGCAGGCCACGACCCCCTTGTTGGAGATAAATTCCCGGACTGCAAGTTGGCCTAGCCATTACAAGCAAGTCAATTTCTCCGTGGTCAAAGCCAGTGCTTAAACAATTAACATTTGTAACCGCCTTAATTTTTCCTGATTTGAAATCTTCAATAGCTTTTTCCCGTTCAGTTTTTGGCATGTCACCAGTCACGGCAATAGCAGCTATTCCTTTTTGGTTCAACAAATCGGCAATGTGTTGAGCATGTGCCACGCCAGTACAAAAAACCATCCAGCATTTTCTGTTTAATGCCTTTTCAATGACTTCATTAACCATTCGCTCATTGTTATCCTTAGTGTCAACAACCTTTTGCAGTTCGCTTTCAATGTATTCGCCGCCACGCTTTTTTACTCCATCGGTACTAATTTGAAATTTTGGCAGTTTGCTGCGAAGTGGTGACAAAAATCCCTTAAAAATTAATTCTTCAATGCTTACAGGCTCAATTAATGAATCAAAAATAGCTGATTTGTCAGTAATGTAGCCATGTCCCATTCTGAATGGAGAAGCTGTATATCCAATGACGCGCAGGTTCTGATTTATCTCTAGCAGTTTGCTAATGATTTTTCGATAACTTCCTTCATCCTTGTGTGAAATGTCGTGACACTCATCACAAATAAGCAAATCTATGTGACCAATTTGATCTAGTCTCTTGATGATTGACAATGGCCCTGCAATGGTTATTGGTTCACCCAATTCTTTTCTTCCTACACTGGCGCTGTAAATTCCAACGGGCGCATTCGGCCAAATTGTCCTTAATTTTGCGTAATTTTGCTCAATCAATTCTTTGCTCCTGGTAAGCATAAGAATTTTTGTTTCAGGCCATTCAGTTACAGCTTGCCTACAAAGTTCAGCAATAACAACACTTTTACCGCTTCCTGTAGGCAATGAAACACATGGATTTCCCGAATTGCGCTCCATCCAGTCATAAAGCATTGTTAGGCTTCTAGTTTGATATTCTCTAAGTTGCATTTGTGACAAGATTCACCTCTTTTAATTCTATTAATTGTTGATCTGGTTACGCCATAAATTTGAGCAAGTTCAGGCCCGTTTTTTATTGACGTTTTAATTTCATTGGCTTGTTGGTCAGTAATTTTTGCCCTACCATTTTTTTCGCCAACATAGTGGCGTCCTTTTTTTAAAGCGTCTTGTGCGTTATCTTTTACTGTTCCAACGAATAGATGATCTGGATTAACACATCCTGGGTTATCGCATTTATGGCAAACAACCATTTCATCTGGTATTGGCCCGTTGTGAATCTCATAAGAAAGCCGGTGCGCTCTGGTGTTTTTTGAGTCACCCGGCAAAACCCCGTAGCCATCTTTATCTGTATGTGATCGCCATTGCCAGCATCCGTTTTCAAGTTTTGCAAAACGAGAAAAAAACCTTTGTTCTAAAGTACCGGATTGTTGAAGCCTCATTGTTTTCATGGCAATTGAACTTTTTTCTGATTTCAAGCAACCGCAAGACTTGCTTCCACCATTTTTCACAGTTGTTCCATACACCACACGATGCGTTCCACATTCACACAAACAATGCCAAAAATTACCTGTTTGCTTGGCACTTTTAGGTTTTTCCGCTTTAGAAATTACCGTCCAACGGTAGAATTTTTGTCCGGTTAGATCAATAGATGGCTTGCCCATAATATAAAAATCCTTACTTAGTGATAATGTTTACATTATAACATCATCCAACAACCTTCACAGGCACCGCCAATCTACAAACACCAGTCCGGCAACTTGGTGCAGTCTTAGACTGACAAACACCCAAGCGCTCGCAGATTGCTTTTTGTGGCTTAGGTGGCACCCAGACTGTTTTGTATTGGGGCTTGCTTGTAAAACTCTGAAACGCTGGTTTTGCTGGTGGGTTCCCATTGCAAGCATGGCGGTTAGCCTCTTGCAATGATTGCCAAGCCCAATTGCATTCGACGCAAACCCAGTATGGCGGCTCTGAAGGTGGTTTTACTTGTTTAAGCATTACGCCACCACCCTCGCATCAAACTCACCACGCAACCGGTTTACCGTAGGGTCAGCGCAAGCCGCAGCATTGGCAAGTAGTTCCTTGCTGGAGTACACGCCCTCGCCTGGCTCACCATTAGCCAAGCCCAAGCCATTGATCTCATAGACGGCCACCCAGTCGCTAGGGCTTTCTAAGCGCTTCCACGGCACCAAGTCAGGGTGCAAGACGTGGCTATCGCAACCGGTATGCTGAGACTCTGTGGGTATTACATCGTCCCATTTGGCGCAGTGCCAAGTCGAATCGGACAAAGGCGTTGCATGGGCGCAGGTGCGGCAGTTGACCTCTTTGGTGGTCTTGCTTCCGTGGCAGAAGTCATGCGCCGCGCACATCTTGCATTCAAACCATGTTGGGTCAACACTAATTGGTGGAGGCAGTCTGTCGGTAAGGGTTAACCGCTGACCCCTTGCAATAGCCTTCAGAGCATGGTCAATGTCATACTCTAAACGCTCGGTATAGATTCTGTCATCGTCCTTGCAGATAGCCACGTACAAGGCACGTTTTAACTCGGTGCCGTGCATGTACACTTGGCACTGTGTAAAGTGCATGGGCTTACTCTTTGCTACGCCATTTTTCTCTAGGTCGTTGAACGACTTGAGGCTATGGGTCTTGAATTCCAAAACATGTTCAGTCTTGGCCGCACCAGGCACACCCTTGCCAATGCCATCCAAGCTGCCTGATACATGGCTTCCAAAATCAACCTTGCGCTGAGTGCCTGTCACGCTCATCCCAATGGCGCGAAGGTCACTGATGATAGTGGATTCTTCATTTTGGCCTCTGCGAAACAAGCGCAGTATCCGTCCCTTGAACTTTTCTTGCACCGCCCATCGAAACGACAGCCAAAGCCACCTTTCGCAATGGTGGCCTAGAGTGCTGGCCCCCATGTGGGCACGGGGCTGCTCTGGCCGTGCTTCGTGGGCTTTGTCAATTAAACTGGTAATTGTTACTTCTGGCTCTGGTATCATCATGTTTGTTCTCCTGTTGAGTAGTTGACCCCGCCGTTACAAGCGGGGTCTTTTTTTACTTGCTCTTAGCCCAAGGTGGTGCAGCCTTTGCAGGTGCAGCAGGCGCGGCAGTCGGTGCTGATGCCTTGAAAGAGACACCCTGAGCTGGGTTGCTCAAAGCCTTAAAGCCCTTGATCTCATTGCCTGCGTACTCACCAGTCTTGACGACCAGCTTAATGCTCAAGTTACCGCCGATCAGTTGGTCGGTATCGGACACTTTTGCCAAGCCAATGGCTCGCATGATTTCGCCCAGTTGTGATCTGCCAATCTCCTCGGCCTTAGTACTGGCGTTCTTGATGTTCAAGTTGCCAAAAATGACACGCCCTTGATGGCTTGGCCCTGTGATGGTGTACTTGCAAGCAATGTACTTACCGTCACCTGCCTTGGTTTCCTTGACCTCTGCACCCGTGATGGCGGCGTTGTACCAACCTTCTGGCAGTGGTTCAAAGTTGTTGTTACCAACGGGCAGCGTATCGACGCTAAATTCTTCGTCTAAAAAAGCCATGATTAATCCTTCGTGATAGTAAAAGTAGGGCGTCCGGGTGTGGACGTAATTGCACCAAGCAAAGGTCCGGTCACGACACTAGATGCCGCACCCCATGCCTTTGCATTGATTTCAGGTTTCCAGCGAAAGAGGCTGGACAGGTGTTCAGACAGACCGGCTTCAGCGGCAAGCATTTGCAGTTTGTCGGCGTCAACCTTCTTGTTGATACGGCCTTCCATCTTGATGATGTAACCTTCAACCTCGTGTTTAACGGTTCCGTCAAGGTCTTTAGGAATGGCAAACTGCACAGCCATCTGGTCTTCAAGCTCACGGCGCTCGGTCACCGCAGCGGCTTCGGCTTTTTTGGCGTCGAGCCAACGTTGATATAAAGTCATGCTGTGTACTCCAGTGCTAGCAGGTTGAAAATTCGGTCGTTAATCTCAGTCACCGACTTTTGATAATCAGCCATGACCTTTTGCTTTTGCTGTTCCAACGCGGCAATTTGCTGTGTGCGTGGGTCAAAGTCTTCTGGCACTTCAAGTTCAATTTCTTGCTTGCAAACAAATGTGTAATCTTCGCAAGGCTCAACTGGGAAAGCAAAAGGCACAAACTTGCCTATTTCTTCCCATGCAAACTTGCAAAAATATATGTGGAGTGTGGTTTTGATTTTCATGCTGCACCGCCAATCTTTGCAATGATTTCGCCCAAGTCAGGCGCTTCCCACGCGCTTAGTTTGCCTGACCTGTCCTTTGCAAGCCAAAGGCCATCAGAGTCACACATCAAGGCCCGTTGGGTGTTGCCCTCAGCGTCTTTCTCTACCCGCAGCGCCAGCACTTCATCAAAGAAATAAGGCAGCGCTTGGCCGGTCTTGTTGCCTGGCATTGATGGGCTATACAGCACCCGCCCCATTTCGTCTTGGGTTTTCTCCAGCTTGGCAGTCATCAGAACATGGCGACCAGGGATGTCGCGGAATGCCCGAATAATGTCGGCCATCTGCTCTTGCATAGCGCCGTAGGCAGCGCGTGGGTCTTTGTTGACCTTCTTCTCGTGGTTCAGGCAAACTTCAGCGATCTCGCTGATGCTGTCCAGCGCAATGCTTTTGTATTCGGACTCTAAAGCCCAGCTATAAGCCTCGCGCAGGTCATCCATTGAGGCAATCTCAATGTAGGGTAAATCAGCATCCTGAATAGACAACAAACCCCCCTCAGCCGACAATACAATTGGATTTGGCAAGTGCTTTATCAGACTTGTCTTACCCGACCCCGCCTGTCCGTAGACAAGCAACTTAACACCGTTGGCTGCGAGGCCGCTGGTACGTTTTAACGATATAGCCATTTGGCTTTCTCCTTCTCTGTTTGCGCTTCCGTCTGGACTCAGTTCGAAGCGTGATTGCATCTTAACACAGGTTCGTGATACAGTGTCAACAACTTTTTAACAACAAGTGAAAAATAAATGGCAGACCTCTCAAGCATCCTCGGTGGCCCTTGGTCACCACCAGAGCAACAAACCCCCACAGCACCCGACATACAGCTAAAAGACGCCATGCTAGGCGCAGGGCTAAAGCCACCAGAGGCTATACATCTTGATGGCAAGTTGCACCGATTTAACAGTGGCACCAAGGGTGAGAAAGGCCACGATAAGCCAGGTTGGTACATCGTTTTTAACGATGGCATACCCGCGGGGCGCTTTGGTTGCTGGCGCTCTGGTGTTGAATTAACTTGGAAGGCAGACATAGGGCGCAGCCTGACGGTGGCCGAGGAAATGGCGCAGTCGCGCAGGCTCTCAGAGGCCAAGGCACAGCGCGATGCAGAGCAAGCAAAGACCCGCGAAGTGGCCGCGAACACCGTGGATTTAATCTGGTCGCAAGCAGGTGCAGCAAGCCCAGAGCATCCCTATCTACAGCGCAAGGGCATACAGCCAAATGGCGCACGGATTACGGGTGACGGGCGCTTGATGGTGCCGCTATACAACTCAGACGGGGAATTGTCCAGCATCCAATATATTGACCACCAAGGCGGCAAACTGTATCACCCAGGTGGGCAAACGGGTTCAATGTTTTGGTTAGTTGGCAGTACCGATGATGCTGACACGCTCTACATTGCTGAAGGCTTTGCAACGGCAGCAACCATCTCCGAGGTGACAGGCAAGCCATGCGCTGTTGCGTACAGCGCAAGCAACTTGGTGCCAGTGACGGGCATTCTCAAAGCAGCACACCTGACATTGGACATTTGCATTGTTGCTGACAATGACGCCAGTGGGGTAGGCCAACGTTACGCCGAGCAAGCCAGTGCTAAGTTTGGGGTTCGCATGATCATGCCGCCAATTGAAGGTGACGCCAATGATTACGTTCAAACGGGGCACGACTTGGCGCTGCTTTTAAAGCCCCCAATTGCTACAGACTACCTAATCCATGCTGATGGATTTTCAGAGCAGCCAGCGCCTATTTCGTGGCTTGTGAAGCACTGGATACAAGACCAAGCCTTGGTCATGGTGCATGGGCCTAGTGGCGGCGGCAAAACCTTTGTCACCCTTGATTGGATGCTGCACATTGCCAGTGGAAAAGCAAGCTGGTTTGGCCACAAAGTAAAGGCAGGCAACATGGTGTATTTGGCCGGTGAAGGGCATCATGGCCTGCGCTCACGTATAGCGGCGTGGAAGCACCATAACAATGTTACTAACCTCAATATGTGGGTCAGTAAATCAGGCGTAGACCTTAACACCGCCGAAGGGTATTTGAAGGTGCTAGAAGCGGTCAGGGCGCTCAAGATCAAACCAAGTGTGATTACCGTAGACACCCTGCACCGATTCATGGTGGGTGACGAAAACAGCGCACAGGACGCTAAGACCATGTTAGACGCCTGCGCTGCGCTCATGCAAGAGTTTGGCTGCACCGTCATTCTGGTGCATCACACGGGCGTGTCGGAAGAAGCCCAGCATCGAGGCCGAGGCTCTAGCGCATGGCGGGGTGCTTTAGACATTGAAATTAGCGTGGTGCCTGCTAAGGGTGACAAATCAATTGAAATTGTGCAGCGTAAAAGCAAAGACGCAGAGATGGCAGCGCCAGTCTATGTTGACCTTGAATCGGTGGCGATACCCAACTGGTTTGATGAAGATGGCGAGGCGGTCACCAGTGCGGTGGTGGTCAAAGGCGAAGCGCCAGAAGGAAAGAGCAAGGGTGATTCACTTGGTTTTGCATCGTTTGAACGCGCATGGTTTGCCACTGGTGCAGAAGATCGAGGCGGCGCACCGTACCTTACGAAAAGCGCATTCTTTGATTGGGCATTGATCAACGGTTTGAAAAACAAGGAATATACAAAAGACAGTTTGAGGGCGCAAATACCAGCAGACAAAACCAAGGGCAAATACATAGAGCCTTTGATTGAAGCCAAGCTGATTGAAGTCCATGAAAACGGCTGGCTTGTCATTGACCTTGGCACGGCATCCGGAATGATGTTGAAAAAATAGTTTATTTGTGATAAACTTTCCAACATGAACAAAAAACTAACTCAACTCAAAGCCAAGCTAAGGGCCGCGCAAGCGGAACTTGCTATCCGAACCCGTACGAACAACAGTGCGTCACGGGCCTACAACAAAGTTACGGCACATATTGCCGAATTGGAGAAACGCATTGCTGACATGGAGAAAATTTCAGAGTGAATTACCGAATTACACCGAAGCCGATTTATTGGCTTTGCTGCAAGAGGAACGCAGCCAACACAAACGTGTGTCTATGCTTGAACGAATACACCAGCGTTACAACACTTTGCGCGTTAGTCGTGAGCGTGTAGAGCTATTAAAAATTGGAAAAAAACCGTGAAAGCAGTACCCGCTAAACACTTTGCATTCCCACCTTACCGAGCCGAAGACCTTGGCGGCAAGATGGGTTGGTGGGGCGTGACGAACCGCAATGGCTTTAATTGCCTGACGTTTCCCGATAAGCCTGGCGCTGTTGTGACAACTGAAGAACGGGCGAAACAAATTGCAGTTGAGTGGAACAAAGAATAATGACCAGCTTTCAAACATGGGAGCAAAGAAATTTAGCAAAGTTTGCCGCAGAAGCAAACAAGAAGGTGTTAGAGCAACAAGAAGAAATCAAGGCATTGCGTGAAGATTTGCGCGTTGCACTTGACGCATATCGACAATTACTTACAACAGGAGAAATTAAATGAGCAATACAGACACAGGTGGGCCAGCGTTTCCAACTACAAAACCGTTGGACTATTGGGGCGACCCCAATCAAGGCATGACCCTGCGCGATTATTTTGCGGCGAAGGCTATGCAGTCAATGAACAGTAGGGAAGATTATGTAGATGCGCCAGCAGACGCAATTGCGCTAGACGCATACGCATTGGCAGACGCAATGCTGAAAGCGAGGGAAGCATGAGCAATACCGATTCAGGCTGGCGCAAGCGTCAGACAAGGATGAGTGAAACGGATCACATCTGGGAAGCATTGATTTTGCGCTACGGCAGCGACCTACTAGCAGCAACGGTAACTTTGCTACTCAAAGATGGAGACAAGGCCGTGAGATTTGTGACAATAAGTATCCCGCAGAAACAAGAGGAGCAAGAAAATGAGTAATAACGAACATGTAGGTGAATTAATTACGGGCTGGCGCAAGCGTCAGATTACCCTTGACATTAAAGCCGACAACGCCCGTGAACTGGGGTTTGATTATGAGCCAGACAAAACCGTTTTGGAGATGGCGCGGGAAGCGGGGTTCAATTTAGAGCATGGATTTTTGTTGCGCGTGACAGGCATTGACGAAGACCTTGAACGCTTTGCCGCGCTTGTCCGCGCAGATGAACGTAAGAAGTTCTTAGGGGCGCTGCGTCAACTGCATGACTCTTACTCACTACAAAGCGACCCGTCAGGACTCCGAGCAAGGGGGCAAGCATGACACAAGATGAAGTAATTGAAATGGCTATTCAAGGCCATGCAAGCACCCGTGAAGCTATTCGTTGGGCAATAAATCAAGAAATTGAGGCGTGTGCAAAGATTGTTGAAGTTGAAGCAATGCAGTATGCCGAGCCTGTATGGGCGTTTGAAATTGTTAACGACATCAGAGCAAGAGGAAATAATACATGAGCAAGGAAATACTGAGGCCACAAGGGAAGCCAGCACAGCCAGAGCAGGAGCAGAATGAATTTGCACTGCGCGGGAAACTGGCAACCCTGCTTTGCTGGCATCGACTGACGCAAGAGGAAGAAGAAGATTTACTGCGCTTTGTAGCAGCACAGCAGGAGCCTGTGGCGTGGAGATATAGAACGGGAACATTTTTTAACCGAGAAATACATTGGCGATATATGGATTCTCTTGAGGGGGCTGAAAAGTTACTTGGTATTCAAGCCCTCTACACCTCACCACAACAACGCCCGTGGGTATCGTTGACGGATGAGGATAAACACTTGATTGAGTTGAGTGCAGGAATCACAGAAGACGATGACGGATATATCGTTTCACAAGTGTTCAAACTCACTGAAGCTAAATTAAGGAGTAAAAACAATGCCACTTAAACCCCACCCCACCGACCCCGAAAAAATGGTCTACGTCAAACGCGAATACGACACATCAATTGAAAATCAACTCCGTCAAAGTGGCATTTGGTTTGATCGAGGCAGGCAATCAGCTTTTAGAGAGATTGCTGAAAAGGTCAAAGAGATGCCGTTGGAGACAGACACTAAGGACAGTTTTTTAGTTTGGTTGGAGGAGCAGAAATGAAAGTTAAAGAACTGATTGAAAAACTGCAAGCCCTTGACCTAGAAATGGAGGTTATGCGTCACGGGTACGAGGGCGGCGTGGAGAACGTCACCTTGATTGACATCGAGCCAGTGGCGCTGAACGTTAATACATCGTGGTATTACGGGAGCCACGAGGTTGTCTACGAAGACGACAAACACCCCGGACATGAAATCATCACCGCAGTAGTGATATCTTGGGGAGCGCAACACATGACACCTGAAGAACGCGCCAAGCGGATTAAAAAATACCCGTGGAAGTACTGCCGCAAATGCAAGTGCGACATCAAGTCGCCGACACAATACTGCTATGACTGCTACAAGGGTCACAGCTTTACCGCCAGCCCCTACGGGCTTATCAACGCACCCAAAGATTTTAAATTTGTACCATCGGAGCAGAGATGACAGCATCCTTATACAACTGTGGCCACTGCGGTAGACCGCAAATCGTGGGCGCTCCATGCCTGTGCTGGCGGCAGGGGATTGAAATGAATTCAATTGAGAAGTTGGGCGTAGCGGTCAGTGACTTTATTGGCCAGCACGGGCTGATGTGGTCTGACGCTTTGTGCGAGGCGTGGGAAGAAGCCGAAGCTGACTACGTGAATGAGATGACGAATGCTTTTAATCAAGGCTACACGAAGGAGCAATCATGAACATGAAAGAAGTGGTAGAACTTTTTGGTGGCAAGTATTTATTTGGAGGTGCGCTTATCCAGTTTGGAGAAGACTCATTCAAAGAGATGTACAAACAAATCTATGATGCCGCCATGTTGACCGAGCGGGAGGCATGTGCTGAGCTGTGTGACGGCCTTGCGGATACACATGAAAAAATGAACCAATGGGATTCGCACAAAACCGCTGACTCTTTGGCGCAAGCCATCCGAGCAAGGACAGACCACGACACAAAGGAGCAAAGATGAACACTGAAGACGATGAGTTTGAGCGCATTGAGCGTGAAATGAAATGGCGCCAGATGTTGATTGACAATCCACCGATAGCAATCCCGTTTATTTCGCAAGAAGAATGGGAGGCGCTCAATGCCGAACAAGATGATCCGTTGTGACTTTTAAAAGTTGCTTGCGGCGGCTGGCTTACTGAATGCTAATGTCAGTTGCTGGTGTTCTTTGGCTGGCTCTTTTGATTTATTACGTATATTGACGAGTGCCAGATTTGTCAATTATTAGTGCTTGTTTTTTAGGTGTGGCATCAGGTGAGTTTGGTATGCTGATGTGAGTCCAGCGGTCAAACTCCCTAATCACCTGGTCGAATGGCAAATTAGCAGCAATGATGGCTTTGACAACTTGGTTGGGGGTCATAGCGGGAACCCGAAAGTCAGCAGCGCAGCCGATACGATGCTGACTAGAATCTTTGCTGCCCACAGCGTCATTGACAGCTTTTGATCGGAAAGCCGAATTGACCATGATGGGCTTGCCTCCAAGTACTGTTTTGACTTGCTCAAGAAATTCTGCAAGGCGTCTGATGTTTGCAAGTTCTGCTTCATTTGGAATATTTTCAAATTCACGATGGTCGGTGTGCGTTAGTTCCGCAAGGGTAAAGTGGGGTGACAAGTTCATTGCCGAGCTACGCCGTTAAGTTTTTCAATTGTACGCAGGCCACCGATGCCGAGCATACCCATTAAAACAGGCGTCATCTCGGACAAGTCCGCAGGTTGTAAAGCTAACGGATGGTCAAAGTACGCAGCCAAAAACAGCGCAATCTTCAAACCAATCCAATTCCAAGCGCAAGCCGCACCACAGACCCAACCAATAAACGGCCTCCAGCCTGAGACAAAGACAGACGCGCTGCCGGCTTCAACTTTGTTAATCTCCAGTTGCCCTGCCATTGCCGCCAGTTCACCCGACTGCTGAAGTTTGATAAGCTCAAGTTTGGCAGATGCAGCTTGGGCTGGATCAGGCCACAGCCGATCAATGACTTTGCCCCCAATGTTAAGCAGTGCTGATACTGGATCAAGGTTCATTTGTCCACCTTTGAGTCAAGTTTGTCAAAAATCTTGCCAAGCATCTCTTTGATGTCGTCAATGTCTCGGCGGTAATCGTCTTTAGAAACGTAATTAGTAGGCATGGCCCTGACATCCGTATCAAGGCGCTCGATGGTTCTGGTGATGTTGTTCAGCACCCAGCCACCGAGAAAGGCAATCAGGCCGAGAGCAAGATTAATAATTTGTTGAGTATCCATTATTTTGCCAATGCGTTTTGGTTTTGTTGGGTGGGGGCTAATTGGTTAGTAGGTATATCTGAGACAAAACTAAACCCTGCCGCACCAGCACGGCCTCCAAGTGAACTGGAATAAGCTGTAATGCCTTGCAATAAAAGCCTACGGGCCATGCCTAATTTTTCACTGTCAGGCACACGTTTGGCTTCTATAGCAGCTAATTGTTGGGCTATTGAGTTGGCCTCATCTTTACTTAACATGCCAAATTTTTCTAATGCAGGGCGCATATTTTCGTTAAACTTTTGCGTAACGCCTTTGCTGCTGCCCAATTCAGATGCAACTTGGCGCACGGCGTCAAACACTGCTTTTTTTGCGTCAGGCGAACGTTCTATGACAGGCGCAATAGCCGCCCACTTTTCCATGTTGCCGCCTTCTATGGCGTCTCTGACATTTTTTAATGAGCCAGATGTAGAGTTCCAAATATTATCTGCTGCTTTAGCCGCTTCTTTTGTAATTGTTGCGGCTTCAGTTTTTGCGGCGGTTGCTTGTAATTTACCAACCGTCAACTGTTCAGCAGCGGTATCTTTTGCGGTTTTAAATATGGCAGCATTGGCCGTGCTTAATTGTTTAATACCGCCGCCAATGTTGGCTACAGCGCGTTCACCAGTTTCTAACGTAGTACGGTATTTGATAACGGCATCTTTAACTTCTGGCACAGCGTTCAAAAATTCTCGGTTGGCCGTCATCCAATTGCCAACTTGTTTAGACGTTTCTTTAGGTGCTAATTGATTGGCCGTATATTGTTGCGCCGCTTTAAGCGCTAATTCTTTGCTGCCCACCATTTCTATAAGCGCGTTATAGTTTTTGGGAGTAGAAAAAAAATAGTCAGGCAATTTGGATGGATCGCTAGCAAATTGCGTCAACGCGCCCTTATCCAAACCAGTCAACTTGGTACCAGCTTTTGAACCAAAAACTTCTAAGCCTGGGCGTGAATCAGCATACTGGGTAAGCAACTGTGTTTGCGGTTCGCCAGCAAAATCTTTTTGAATTTGCGACAGCAAACCGTAATATTTCTTTTGTGCAGTTTGACCAATGGCTTTGTAGCCTTCATCAGCCTGACCGCGAAAAGCCTCGCCTAGCATACGCCGAGCATCATCTACAGCTTGAAAGCTAGGACCAACACCTGCCGCGCCTGGTGTTTCGCTGTAAACCATTTGGCCTGAAGCGGGGTCAAAAGTAAAGTTTGGGGTAGCTTCACCGCCAGCACTTGTTTTTATTTGGTCAAGTATTTTTTGATACGCCGCCGCCACATCTTTAGAATGCACACCCGGCTTTAATTCGCGTTCTAGGCTTGCAACAATTGACTTATAGGAGGGAAGCGAAGTAACTGACTCGCCTTTAGATTCGCGGCCAGATACAATTTCATTTACTTTAGTTTCTGTAGCTTGGTATTGTTTAGCGGCGGCTGTTCTTAACTCGCCTTCACGGGCAGCGGCGGCAGTTTGCAAATCTTGACCAATTACGCTTAAAGGTTTGTTTTCACCTACGGTTTCAACAGTGCCTCTGGCCTTGTTTAATACATCCGTTTTTAAGTTTGTAAGATAAGTAATTGCATCTGTTCTAGGCTGGCGGCGTTGGCCTACCGAACCTAGTTCAGCATCAGCAGCTTGTCTAGCGGCCAACATTGCTTGATTAGCTGAGTCAAGCAAAGCCGTTGATTTAGTTTGAGCAGCAAGGCGCGTTGCAGCGGCACCTTTTTCCATTTCTGCACCAAGAATTAACATGGCTTTGTTAGGGTCTTGTTCGCCCATCAATTTGGCGGCTAATGTTTCTACATATTGTTTTTCTGCGGTACTTAAATCGCTGCCTTTTGATTTAGTTAACGTAGCATAAATATCTTTCATAACATTTATGCCTGTTGTTGCCATTTTTCCAGAAAATGCCAACTTAAATGCGTTTATCGCCAATGGCGCAAATTCAGGTGTTATTGCGCCGCCAACCAATCGCGCAGCTTCAGCGGTAACTGGACCGGCACCCATTTGTTCTGCAACTTGGCCTGAAGTCTCGCCCATAAGACCGCTAACACCACCAGTAACAGCGCGGGTTGTTGGCCCAACTTGTTTAGTCATTTGGCCCATAACATTAAGAGCGCCGCTTATGGGCCTTAATGCAGGTACGCTTTGTGCAAGTGTTGACGCGCCTTGCAAAATTTGTGGGCCAAAGTAACCCATCACACCGCCTAAAGCACCAGCGCCGCCAATAGCTTCAAGGCTTTCTGTGCCGGTTGTTTTACGTGCGCCGCCATATTTTTGCGAGGCTAATGGATTGCCCATAGCTGCACCGCCAGGGGTTGACTCCCACAACGTTTGTAAATCAGTTTGAGACGCTGGCGCTGAGTTCCACAATTTTTGCAGGTCTTCAGCCATTACTTTATCTCCTCAACAGTTCCATCGGCTTTTTTACCTAACGTGCGCCCATCAGGAAGCGTTTTGGTTTCTACATATTGACTACTTGGCGCTAAACCTTGCACGGCTGCTGAAGTTAAATATCGAGATTTAAAATCAGCGCGACCAGTTCCTGCGCTATATTGTTTTTCTAGTCCAGTAAGTTGCCCACCAATTAATTCTTTATAGTTGGCAACTATACCTTTAAGTTGCTCTGGAGAAGCAGAGGCTAAAATTGTTTTCTTAAGTGCTACACGATCAGCTAATGCACCTGTACCAGGCACAACCGCTGCAACAATTTCATCGGCTAAAATTTCTTTGACTGCGTTAAAATTACCTGGCGCAGGTTTTCCAGTTTGTGTTTGAATATATTGAGACACGGCATTGATAGCGCGTACATCACCAGATTGAAGCGCGTCGGCAGCTTTTTCAAGCGTGTTAAAGTGTTCCATCACAACGTTAAGCGAGCGTACTTTATTTCCTTGTATGCCTTGGTTAAACGCTTTTACTGCTGACGTTTGTAGGCCGTAATCGCTGGCTTTAAAGTTTGGATTTATAGCAATAACTTCGTTCATAATTTTGGACGATTTAGGTCCAGTAGGCGGCGGTATGTTACCGTTAGCTACATTTTTTGCCGTTTCTCTATCAACCAGCGTTAGAGTTTGTTGTCCTTGAATAGAGCCTTGAGCTTTAGCTTTTGAGGCTTGTAATACTTGATCTTCATTAAGGTTAGTTAAGTTTAACGCTGGGTTAGCTTTAATAGCCGCAACGTACATTCTGACGTTAGCGGGTGTTAACTTAGCAACAGGTATTTGGCCTGACTCTACTGGGCCACCAGGACCAAACAAAAGCGCAGAATCTGTGTCACTTAACCCTAACATAGCGCGAGCAGTTCCAGTAGGTGATTGATTTAATGCAAATTGACCTTGAGAACCACCGCCTGCGCCAGAAAAACGGGTAACAATTTGATTGCCGTTTGCATCAACGCCGACCACATTTTGCATAGCAAGGCCGGGATGCAGATTTTTTATGTCTCGTTGCAATTGAGCAATAACTGCTGGCGGCGCTTTATTAGCTATAGCAATTTGCAACTCGCGTTGCATTTTCATTGACTGAGATTCGCCAGCCGCAAGTGCTTGGTCATACGCTTGAATGCGAGGATCAGTTGGTGGTACACCACTTTCCAGTAACGCAGCACGTTCTTGTAAAAGTTTATTTGTAGGCGATGGGGTAAGAGGCGCAGCTGGTGCTTGGTTAAATTTACCATTTTGAAAAACACTTGCGCTAGGTGCAACTATTTGAGGTTTTGCGCTGTCAAGTATTTGATTAACACTTGACATGGCTTGCATTCGATATTGTTCTAAACCACCAGGCGTTAGAGCAGCGGCCTGCAAAGTAGCAAGCCCTTTTTCTGGTGTTGCGCCTATGCTTTTAAGCCAAGGGCCAAGCACTGAGTCAGCGTGTACAGCTTGATGTATGGCAAGAAAATCCTCGGGTGTGGATGCTTGCTTGTACATTTCGGGAGTAGTCGCCAATTTATCCGTCAACAATTTTACATCTTTGATCTGCCCTTCAGTCCGCGCAGTTTTAGCTTCTTGTTGAGATTTAGCAAAAGCAAAACCTTTTTCAGGGCTAATTCTGGTTACATCCTGCAAATAGGTTGCAGATGCGGGGTCAAGACGGCGCAAGGCATTGTTTTCTTCCATGCCACGTTGATACTCTTGCATTTTCATGCGGTTAAGTTCATTAGTTTGCTGGCCTTGTTCCAACTGCTGCATTTGTCCATATTGAACAAACGGGTTTACTGGCGGTTGAAATTGATAGCCTTGTGCAATAAGCGCGTTTAAATTAGCCATAATTTACCCCATAAAATCCGAAGTACCTTGCCACACAGAGCTTGAGTTTGGTGTACCCCAACTTGGCCCTGCGCTTTGCAATTTATTTCGATTCATCCAATCGTTAAAGTTTGTTTGATTTTGATACGAACTTATACCAGTTTGAATACCGCCTGCCAAAGTATTTGCTGCGCCTAATTGACCCGCGCCGATTGCATTGCCTGCCGCCATATACGCGTTTCCCGCATTGGTGCCGTATTGCCCCGCAGCCGACCCTTGGTTAGCCGCTGCAGATTGACCGGATGCCAACAAGTTGCCTAATGGCTGAAGTTGATTTGCGCGGTTAGTTTGATAACGATTGAACGCATTGGTAAATTCTTGCGAACCCATGTCCTGACCATAGCGTTGTGCAGCTTTTAAAGCGCCACCAGAGATCAACCCGCCACGGGCTGCTGCACTACGGTCCAGCGCCTTCTGACCTTCAGACAATCGGAATGCGTAGCCTGGGTCTTGTTGAAAATCAGACATATTAAAATCTCTGCCGTACTTTCCATATCCCGCCGCGCCAGCATTACCACCAAGACCTAACAACTCCATCAATCGGTTTTGACCTGTTAGTCCAGCTTGACGAAATGGTTCTTGGCCGGCCATTTGCTGGTCAAACATTTCCTTTTGCAGCGCAGCCGCACGGTCAGCCGCAGCCGCTTGAGTACCAGCCGCACTTCTAGCGCCAGAGGATGCAATTGCTCCACTAAGAACGGCGCCGCCTGCCCCAATCATTGCTGCTGTTATAAAACTCATGTCAACTCCTTCACTTTAACTTTATTGCCTATGCTAAACATAGACTCTGGGTCATGCTCTACTAACTCAACTTCTGCATCTTCTACGTTGTCCGATTCCACTCGGTGGAACGTCATACAAACAGCATCCGTCAGGGCGTAAACAGCGCGTTTTGTGCCAGGTTTACTGCAAAGCAAATGCGGCCCTTTAATTTCTTGAACACCATCATCTGTAGTAATTGCCAAGGTTCCGCTAACAACCAAATAAAAATGTTCTTTTTTGTGAACTTTTCCTACAATTAACACATCGGCATGACGAAACACTTCACGGCAGTACATACCGCCGTAGAAATAATGCTTTGTCTCAGGTTCGTATTGCGGCAGCTTTGATACTTCAACTTGCAAGGCTTTTACCTTGTCAATCATTGAAACTGTTGGCGCAACCTTAAACCCTTTGCCGTAGGTAACTCTCATCAAGTCACCTCACGCCCAGAGACGCGAATATTGATTGCACTGGCAGTACCAGCAATTGTACTGATGAAGTCACCAACACCCAAAACTTGGCCAACCAACTCTGGGAACGTGTAGACCTCAGACGCCTGCAAGGTTTTGGTCTTGGTAATCAAGTTGGTGTTACCCGCCGAGCCAGACACGGTGACCAAGTTCACGCTGATCGTGGCAGCAGTCGCGCTGATGTTAGTTGCGGTAAACTTGTCAAGAATTGCGGTAACGCCAGTCGCTGTGTACTGGGTTGTTTGCGTTGCTTCGGCAAACTTTGCGGGTACAAGTACCTTTACTGATACGGTCATGGTTTACTCCAATAGCAGGTTGTTGTTAGCGGCCTGTTGCATGATGATCCAATTTGTGCCGTCAGACACCATTGTCGCCCAATTTCCTACAACTGCCAAGAGGATTGCGGTGCCAGCAGTCGTGCTGTCAATCAGCACAACGTTACTGGTTGCAGACACCAAAGTCTGCGCTTGCAAGTTTTTAAAAGTTAAATACCTACCAGAATATGCAGACGCCAAAGGCAAGGTCACCGTGCAAGTTGAGCCTGACTTGTTGTTGATAAGCCAAGTCTCGTTAGCAGCTACCGTAAAGTCAGCCGTCTTGGTAACAGGCGCTGATGACGCGGCACTAATGGCGGCAGTGATAGCTGCGGTGTCAACAATCGGCTGCACCTGCAAAGCCTCAATCTGCTTTTGCATCTCAGCAGTCTGAGACACCAAGGCGGAGCAGCAGTCTCCCAATACGTCAGGCGCAGGCAAAGCAACCACTGGAGGCAGGGTTTGCAATTCTTGATTAACCGAGCGAAGCGCCGCATCGTAGGACGCAAGCAAAGAATCAGTATCAGTACCAATATTGACATTATCAACAACAGCAGACGCAATGTTGTTGAGTGACAAGAAAAACAAATACCAAGCGCGATCAATCAGACCCGTTCGAGGATCAACCAGCGGCACTCGCGGCGGCGTGATCGGTGTTGGATTTGCATTAGGGCTAGGCATTTGTTGGACTTAGAATAAGTTCTGCGCCCATGATTGTAATTTTTACTGGGTCAGTTCCCGACAGCTCGTACACACGGTCACGCAGTTTCATTGTCATGCCCAGACGCCGCCAAAATGTCCGGTGACCGTAAGCGCCAATTTTGCCTATGGATGACCAGTGTTCGTTTGACCATGTGTGCCCACCATTGTCTGACCAGCGCAGCATGACTTGGGGATCGTACCCCGGTGTAGCGGCGTAAGAGTTGGTGACAATCTCATATCCCGTAATGTCAGTGTCTGATAAATCATACTGGCCCAAAGGCTCAAAACCATCCCCTGCTTCAGTTGTCAAGATGACGCCAGATTGCGTAGCCAAATACGTTTGCACATACTCTGCAACAAGATTTAATCCTGACTCAGTATCTATGTTTTCGCTGTCATACCCAGGGTACAAATTTAGCCCCACGCCTGTTTCGCAGTCCAGTTGCAAGCTGTGCTGCGCGGTGCGCTTGAGGTTGTTAGTGCCAGTAGGCAGCGCCCTCCAAGAACGCAACCATTTTTGAATTTGATTGTTGTCGCTGTAGTCGTCCAAGTCAAACGCATAGATGTTGCCGTTTTCAAAGTCGCCAACAACGATCTTGTTGTTGAACGCCATCTGGCAGTTACTGCGGTGACGGGTAAACTCACCATCAGCAAAACCTGCACGTTCGTGCCATGCCTGCGTAGAGGCATCGTAGACCCAAGTGGTATTAGCACTAGGAAAAATCAGCACATAAAAGCTGTGGCCGTCCTGTTGGTAGGTGTACGCAATAGCGTCTGTTAAATCAGCGTACTGCTGAATCTGCCATTCAACAGCATGGGTAGAAATGCGAACGCCCGAATAGCCGTTGGCGCGGTAGACAATACCTTGACCACGGCGGTCACGGCCAAGCCAAAAAATGCCGTTGTCCATCTTGGCTATAGAAAAGGGAGCCGCGCAGCCTAACTCGTTAAAAGCACCTTGAATGCGCTGCAAAGGAAAGTCTGTGGCACCACTGTCGTACCAAACCTCAATTGAGTTGGTGCCAAAGGCCCACACTTCGCGGAAGTTGGATGCTACGGCAAGCAGGCCGTCTGGTGAGCCTTCAGTGCTAGCAAACTCAAGCGGGTCAATGGATGTACCGTCCAGCAACTGCGTCACCCACATTAACTGACTGTTGGGTTCGTTGAACACAAAATAACCGTCCAGATAGCAGACAGTCGCAGCGCCTGGGAAGTCAACGTCAGTAATTTGACCAAAAACGTTTGTGGTGTTGTTGTAGATGTAGCTTGGACCGTTGGCCGCAATAAACAACTGGGTGCCGTTGTCGGCCAAACTGACAGGGCCAGTGCCAGCCACCGTGCCAAGCAGTGTAGCTACATAAGCATTGTCAATCTTGTAAAGCTGTGTGCCTGACACAACAAAAGCAATGCCGTCATTGGGTGAGAACGCCCACAGGCCACGGATCGGACCAGTGCCTATTGTTGAAAGTAAATTTAACCCAGGGGCACGGTTTAAAAACGCCGGCTCCTTGCCTGCCTCGGGCACGATCTCGGGGAACAGGTTGACCATCCGCGCATCAGCAGCATTGACGCTACGTGCAACGTATGTGCTTCCAAGAATCGACGTTTTCATCAGGCAGCAACTGCTTTGATCACAGCAAAGTTAAATACGGGCGTTTCTGTGGTCGTGCCACCCGTGGTGCGGAATGTAACGTTGAAACTACCCGCTGCTACCGCAGTGACCATCAAGTCGTACAAGTCAGTGCCTGATTTTTGGTTCAAGATGATGACATCAGTTGCCGCTACAGTGCTGTTGGTTACCGTAAAAGTTGCCGCAGTTGTTGTACCCGCTGCGCTAAACATGGTAATTGCGCCTGCTGTCTTGTTAAGCGTTACGCCTGTGGTGCGGCTGGTCAGTTGCGTAACCGCGCCGCCTGCTCCTGTGGCATAGCCTACACCTGCCGTGCCAGTTGACACAATAGCGCCCGTGGCTGTTAGGCTTGTGCCTGTGGCCGCACCGATTACTGGCGTAACCATGACCATACTGGTGCTAGTGCAATTTGACAAATTACCGCTTGTTGGCGTACCCAATACTGGCGTAACCATAACCATACTTGTACTGGTACAAGCACTGATGTTGCCGCTTGCAACAGTACCAAGTGCAGGCGTTACCAATGTGGGGCTGGTAAACAGCAGCGCGTTGGTAAGCTGTTTAGTTGTGCCGCCTTGCACAATTGGCAAGACATCAGCAACGGCAGCAGCAGTTGCAACGGGAAGGGCTGTGATTGCAATAGTAGCCATGTTAGTAGTTTCCTGCGTAAATGTTGAATCGTTGACGGTTAGCCACCAATGCGTATGGCAGTGCCATCACATCATCTGGGTTGTTAATGCGCTTCAAGTTGCGCTTGCTGGTCATAGCAATGCGCTGCACCTGTGGTGAAGGCTCTACGCCAAACTCAGGAGCAAACTCCATAGCCAAGTTATACGTGAACGCACGGAGATAACCTGGTGGGTAGTACAACACCGTTGCCAAAGTTGCAGGGTTGTTTAGTTCTTCAACCGAAATAAAGTGCCATTCCAAGTCCTGCGTTGGGCGAGGATAAACGTACATCTCAATATCGGGAAACGTCATGTTAATAAACATGACCTGCGGGTATGTAGACGTTACATTTTTAACAGCAATACCGTTGTACTGCTGTTGATTGATAAACTTGATGCCATATGACACCCCGTTGGGCGCTTTAAAGTAAGTGGCATCGTCAAGCAAGATAGGTCGATTGCCTACAAAGTTACCAGTAGGGCCAAGAGTGCGGCTAAGAATGCTGGCAGGCCATGTGAACATTTGATCTTGCGTAGAAAACACAGACAGACGCTCTGTGTTCCAACTATCAATCATTTGATTTAACGCCATCAAAGCGTCTTGGGACGTAGCCGCAGAAGTTGTTTCGCCTTCAGCAAGAACGCCGAGAAGCCGAAGCGCCCGATTTATTTGATCTCCAGCGGTGTACGTAGCCATGCTTAGACTCCTTCAGTTTCCACCTTACGGGTGTATTTGCGCTTTACAACTAACGAGTTGGCCGCATCTTCACAGTCTGAAGGCGTGTTTGGATTATAACGAGTCCAGCCATTTTTTTCATCCGCTTCAGCCTCAAGGTCCATTGTTGCCACTTTGCGTCCGTGCACAGGATGAGAAAGGTAAATAACTGCCATGATTTAAAAATGGGGGTGATTAGCCCCCGTTTAATTAGCTTGCGCCGTGGATGATTGCAAAATTGATAATGACAGCTTCTGAGTAAGAAGTTGCCGCAGTCAAGTTTCGCAACGTAATCAAAGCAGAACCAGCAGCCAAATACGAAACGTATGTGGTGTAAGCCCCCGCAGCACTACCAGTAGTATTGCTGGACACACAGACAATAATTGTGTCATTGATTGAAATCGTGCTGTTGGTCAGGATAAACGACACAGCAGTCGCGCCAGCCAACGCTGCGTTGTTCATTGTGATGCGGCCAGCACTGTTATTCAGCGTCACACTTGTGGATTTGCTGGTTAACTGCGTTACCGCGCCTTGAGCTGCTGCGCTGTAGCCAATTTCTTGGCTGGCGTAACAGGTAGTAAATTCGGGATCGCTATACGCAACACCGACAGCTTGTGAATTTGCCATGATTGTTTCTTTAAAAAACAGGGGCCAAAGCCCCCGTTAGGTTTAGGCTACGCGGTACAAAGCCCAAGCGCCATCGCCAGATTTTACTGCGCGGTACGTTTGGGCAGTGCCAGCGGTGGTGACGGTCATCAAGCCTTGTGAGCCTGACGAACCAATCGTCCAGCCGGTGTTGGTCGTGATCGTAATCACGCCGGCACCAGAACCATTGGTGTTGACCACCACAAAGTCAAAGCTGCTATTGACTTTTGCGCTGGACACAACTGCGTCCAAATCAGTAGCCAAAGGCAGTGTGTAAGCCGCTGCGGTTGTAGTGGGAGTGCCCAAAATAATACCGTTCAGCAATTGGGCAGTTGTCAACGTTGCCGTAACAGTTGCTGTTGCTGGAGTGGCTTGGGTGTTGAGTTGAACTTCTGTCAGATTTCCGTCACCGATTTGGTAACCGCCTGCGCCATTAGGTAAAGCCATGATATTTTTCCTTTACAAAAGAATTAATTAACCCCAAAGACGGCAAGCCATCTGTGGACGAATGGTGCTGAAACCGTACAAAACATCAATACGGCAAGGCATACGGTCGTTGTTGATATCGTACTGGCGAATTACACGCAAGCTAATACCGTTGTGAACTGCGCGAGCAGCCATATCGACCCCGGACGGCAGCAAAAGATCAGCGGTAGCAAACGAAATGGCGTCCTTGTGGTAGACCAAGTTCTGTGCATACGCAGTAGACGCAGTACCCAAGAAGGTCACAACGGCGCTGGTAGCAGGCAAAGCGGTCATAGTAGCCAGCGCGTTAGTAGCGGAGTACATAGGAGCCACAGTTACAGTCCAATCACCGGCTACAGCGGTAGCGTCAGCCAAAGCCACAAACTGGAACAACGAACCAGTAGTTTCACGGGTTTGTGGGTTCACGGCAAAGCAAGCTGCAATAGTAAACACATCGCCAGCTTTAATGGTTGTGGTTACAGATGCTTGAGTCAACACAATGCTAGACGCACCTTCGGCAGTAACGCCAGGGGTCTTAACAGTGGTAGACGCAGCCGCATCACGCGAACCAGTAGTGAACTGTTTGATTGACTGAGACATGTTAATCTCATCAAAACCCAACACGCCAGTACCCATCATGCCGTTGCGAAATTGCTTAGAGATAGTGTCGGTCGGATTAAACAGACCTTTCATACCTTCAACTAAACCAGCGTTAGCAGCAGGGTTCACAGTAGCGTAACGTGGAGACATCACAGCAGCGTTCTCATTCAGTTTCTGTTGGGCTTGAAGCAAGACCAAAGAAGTAGAAGGAGTGGTGCCAGGGGTGCCAACCGAGTTGCCGATGGTTTTAAAGCAGTTAGCAACATCAGCATCAATGCTGGACGCCAACTGGCTGATACGAGGCTTTAACACACGTTCAGCGAAGTCATCCAATTGCATGGTCAATTCAGCAGATGTGAAGTTGACACCGATGTGCTTTTGGCTGGCAACGGTCAAAGTGGTGAACTGTTCGTTGTCGTCCTGAACTTGCAGGGCGGCACCGTCAGTTACCAAAGCGCGGTCGGGCAAACGGATACGCAGTGTAGAGCCGATCTTTGCGCCTTCAACAGCGAAAGAATCGTCATACTGGCGGTTCACGTTACGGGTGATCACAAGGTTGTTTTCCAGTATTTCCAAAGCCTTGCGGGTGATCATGTCGATCGTAAGAATCGAATTAGACATCTTAATTTCCTTATAAAGTCAAAGTTAGCGGTTTTGCGCTTCCCACTTCTTTACCTGTCGTTTGCGTTCGGCATCAATCCACTGCGAGGTTGTCATGGTCTTGATAGACCGTGGGTCCGTAGTGTCATGTGACGGTGATCCAATGGATCGGGCAGTTACTGGCGAAATCGGTGATGGCGCAGATGTAGTTTTCCTAACTGGGGGCGAAGAAACCAATTTGGCCTCAATTTTCCCAATTTCCTTTGCCTGACTCAAGGGCGTCATGCGTGAGATGCGATCCGCTTCTTTTGGATTTGAGCCAAGGTAGTACGCTAACTCAGGCCCAATGTCCGAAGACTGTATCGTTTCTGCCATCACGTTTGTGATTGGTAGCTTGGGGTTGTAAGCGACTTGTTCAAAGTCGTCATACTTAGTCCTAGCTTCTTCTTCCAAATCGTGATAGCTCTCAAGAACTTGCGACTGCTGCTTTGCTGCTTCACGCTTGGCGATCAGTTCTTCTGCCTTCTGGTAGGCCAATGCGTCTGCATAGGCTTCAGTTGACTCAAACTGATCAGCGGTGGCGGCTGGCGCGGCCCTCAACGTCTGTTGTTCAGACTGACGCTGTGCTTGATCTCTTTCCCACTTACGTTGCTCTCTTGCCAGATTCCTTTCGTATAACGCTCGTTGTTTTGCGCCTAAAGCGTCAAATTCTTCTTGCGTATACGTTTTAGGTTCTGCAACCTCCGGCGTACTTTCAACAACTTCAGGTGTGGCCGTCACATCCGTGGTTGGCGCGGAGTCTACTTCCGCTAGGGCTTGGACTTCTTCAGTCATTTAAATGAATCCTAAGATTCCTCGGTCAAACGGGCCGATACGGTTTGTGCCGCTATTATGCTGGAATTTGTGCAGCTTTGTAAGCCGCAATCACTTTAGCAGTGTGCATAGCAGCACAAATAGCCTTTACGCGAGCATCCTCTGCGCTGTAGTCATCGCCGGGGGCAACAACGTGACGGTGGAACGTGCCGCTGATCTGTTTGCCATCCTCCATGATGGCAGTCTTAGTGCGAACTTGCACTGAGCCGTTTTCAATAACTTCAATGCGGTCAACAATGATTTGTTGTTCTAAAGCCATTTTGATACTCCAATCAAAATCAAGAATCCAGTTGTCCGAACTGGTACGGTTAAGCTGTTGCGCCAGTCACTGTTATCGTTGCGCCAAGTTCTTCTAAAATAACTTGGTCAAAAATACAAGATTGCCCAGACACAATTGTTCCCGCTTGCAACGTTACAAAAGTTGTAACTGTTGCTGCAATAAATTCATTTGCAAAAGAAACTATAGCGCCAGTTGTTGAACTTTGACTTGTGTATTGATTGGCACCAATAGATTGACCAAGAAACACAAACGGTGTTGCAGTGGCAGATTTAATTGCAAAATTAAATCTGTATTTTTTACCAGCAACTGTTGTGTATTGGCGGTAAATGGCAGGATTATTGACCGCACCATTATGAGCAATTTGTAACGCAACATCGTAAGGGGCAGTGCCAGCGTTAACAATCGTAAATGTTCCACCATTAATAATTGACCAATTTGTTGGCGGGGTTGAACCTGTGGCCCCTGTCCATACGGTGTCGCTGTAAACAGTTGTGTACGTTAGTTTTGGACTTGTACCGTTGACACCATAGCTGTTAATGATGTTTGCGTTAAAAGTAGGTGTGATGAGATTAGATAACTCATAGTTAAAGCGATCCTCACCAATCCACGAATCTAAAAATACGCCTGTTTGATTGTTGATACCAATGTAATTCGGACTTGAACCTACTGGGCCAATTACACCACCAAAGTAGAAAAAGTTGTCTTGAACAGTAACATCCACGCTGCCACTTAACAAAGCACTGTTGTCAATATAGACACGGTTGCTTGTTGTTACGTTTGGAGATCCACCAAAGAAACAGCCTCTAACGGTGTAGTTGCCGCCATAAAGCTGTTCAGCAATGGAAATATCGAACTGGTAGTTAGCTTCAAAGTAACAATCTGTAACGATAAATTTGTTTGTGTTATTAATTGTTTTGATACCACCAAGCGTACAAGCCTCAATAATAGATTTGTTGCTGATAGACATATCAGCACCTTGGCTGTAAATGCCTAGCCCAGTGTGAGCAGAAATTTCAACGTGGTCAAGATTTATGGCGTTAGAAAAAGTGCTGTCATCAACAAGGCTCTTACTTAAATAAATTGCTCTGGGCGAAGCGCAACCGCGAAGAATGCAATCGCGCATTGTTAAACCAAATGAACGTAAGTTCCAAATAAGGCTATGCGTTGCGGTGACTGCCCAAGCGTTGACGTTTTGAAGAACAACTTGATTAGATTGCTCTGTAGTTCCAATTTTAATTAAAGTGCTAGGCTGTAGCGGAAATGCAGCGCTGGCAATAAAAGTAACATCGCGCATTACAAACTTTTCAGCGTTGTAAGTTGCGTTTGAATAACCAATTGTGAACATCACGCCCGTTGTATTGGGAATGACGTATCCATTTTGGAAATCAATAATGATTGGCACGGTGATTGTGTTTAACGCACCAATAACAAAAACACCACCATTGCAAATAAGCGTAACGCCAGCGTCAATGGTACTTGGCAACGTTTGCGAAGCCGCCACAATAGCAGCATTAAAAGCCGCTGTGCTGTCATTTACACCAGTTGGGTCAGCGCCGTAATCAAGGACGCTAATAGTACGCCCTTGAATCAGTGATTGCGATACTTTAGTAAGTGCCATCATTAATCCTTAAACTCGGTATGAAACAGCACCTGTGTAGGGCTGTGTGCTGAGATTTGCGTTTGTTGAATATGCTGCGTTGTTTGTTGTTAAAAATGACATTGAAGTTGCGCCAACATTTGGCGTAAGCTGTGTAATTGTTAAATTACCATTTATGGCTGCCGCAGAAGCAGTGCCCACAGTAAACGGAAGACCGCCAATTTGTGCATTGTTTGCGTCAACAGTAGTTGGAAAAGTCACCGAAAAGGTTGCAACTACAACATTTCCAATTTTTGTATATTTACCAGCAGCCGAGGAAAATGTGATTCCGTTTCCTGTAGGTGTCCAAGTCCCTTCTTCATAGTCAGCCAACAACTCGCTTGTGCCTGCTCCTGATGTGGCAGAAAAGTCGATGCCTTGACCGCTTGCGACAATAAGATTACCTGTGGTCAAAGTAAGTTGAGTTGCGCTGATTGCACGGCCTGCTGTCAAGTTAGCAACGGATACTTGTCTGGTCGTGCTGCTTTGCACGATGGGCAATACTTCCGTACCCGCTAACGGGGTTGTAGAAGCTGGAAGTGCTGAGATTTTGCTGTCTGCCATGATTAATTTAATCAGTTAAACATCACTTCAATGAGTGAAGTAAGAGGTGGTGCTTGTGAAAACGTGAGCGTTACGCCGCTAACCGTATATGTGTTTTTTTGCTGGTACACCCCGTTGACATACACCTGTGTGGTATTTTCACTTGTTGGCGCACTTGCAAGGTTAAACGCAACATTACTTCCGTTACCTGTGGCGTTGTAGATTATGGGAGTTAAGCTACTAAAATCATTGATTCCTGTAATGTTGTCCCATGTTGCAATTAAAACATCGTTGCTATCTTTGAGCAAAAACTTGTACTGTGTGTTATCTAACCAAATCTCACCTGTAGCCACACGGCCAGCCGAATTTAAAATGATGGGGTTGCTGTGTGGTGTAGCGCCGCTAGAGGATGTGTAAGTCACTGCAGGCGTTGTAGTCCCCGCCGCATAGGTGTACAGCTTGCCGCCGGACAGAATTATGCCGTTGTTGGTAAAGAATTGGGCCGCAGCGCCGCCCACAGGGGAAAGAAATACGGCCATAGTAAACCTTACATGTAGTAACTGATGTTCAACTTAGCGCCAGCAACTTGTTCAATAAATTGAATGTTGGTTAAGTCGCCATCATACTGCAAAGGAATGCCAACAGCCAAAGGCATTCCTACTGATGCGCTTGGCGAAGTTCTGTCATCGCGCCAACGAACCGCTTGGCTTTCTGCAACAACCAAAGCAAACACGGGTTTGCCATTTTGACCGTTAGGGGTTCTTTGTGGAACTGTTAAATTAGTGGCGCTGGACAGGCTGGTGATCTGCTGGTAACCCATGCAGGTTGTGACAGCTTTCAAATTCATGGACATAATTAAAATCTCCGAGGTTGAGTAAATGAACGCAAACGCATTGTAATTTCATTGCTTACGCTTGGTGTGGGTGCAAAAAACCATCCAGTATTATTGCCTGCGTCCACGTTTGTTGCATTATTGGCATCCCACGCGGCCCCGCCAGTAGCGTTGCTGTCTTGGATGGTTAGATAAGTAACGCTGTCTGTCCCGCTGGCATCGCTGATAGTCGCTTGCGTGCCTGGGGTTGAGCTTTGCAAATACTTTTGGTTTGTGCCAGATGTAACAAAAGAGCCAACAGTGTTTGTGGTTCCATCGGCTAGTTTCAGTGTGCCGTTGGTCAGCGTCAGTGTTTGGGTTGAGCCAAGCGTTAGGGCATCCGTGCATTGAACTATTGCTCCGGTAGCGTCAATTGTTACGCCAGTGTCAATTGTTTTTCCCGCGCTGGTAATTGTTTGTGTGCCTGATGTTTTTGCAAAAGTAAAACTACCCCCAATTGTTCCAAGCGTCATCCCACTTGAAAATATTAAATTACCAAAATATCGAGCAGTGGCGGTATAGGTTAATGTGCCTGTAAAGCCTGTAAGGTCAAAGTTTAAAAATCTTGACCCGCTGCCTATAGTCAAAGTATCCGACCCAGTGGTCACATAAATGTTCATGGCATTTGATTCAACTGCGCCTGTAGAAGGGGAAAGAATTGATCTTCCCGCGCCGCTTGCAGTAACTTCAATTCTTGACGTGCCCGTATAAGTAAAGTTTGTAGCCGTTGCCGTTGACAACACGTTGCCTGTTGTAGAAGTCAAGACAATCTTGCCTGTACCAAAAGCCAAAGTGCGAGTATTGCTGTTATTTGAGTTAAACAATCCAGTGGTCAGCGTGTAGCCGTTTAAATCTAACGTGCCGTTGGTCAGCGTTGCTGTACGAGTAGCGCCAGAAGTCAATGCGTCTTGAAGCTGCCAAGTGCCGCCTACACCGTTGAAGGTGAATGTTCGGTCAAAGGTAACACCAGCAGTGTTGATTGTCTTTGTGCCGGAGGTGGCGGCAAAGAGTAATACGTTAGCGCCAGAAGTTGTCATTCCAGAGGTGGAAGCCTTCAAATTACCGTAAATTGTAATTGCCGTGCCCGAAAGTGCTCCTCCATATCCCGTTGGGTTTGTGCCGTCAGTAAAGTCTAGGTCACGATAACTGCCTGCGGTAAGACTCAAAGTACCAGTGCCAGCAGTAATCCTAAACGAAATGCTGTTAGCCTCTGTAACAGCGGTGGGGTTAAGTACTCTTGCTGTTGCGCTTGAGTTGGTGCAAATAATCTGGGGCGTACCAGTGACCGTCATGGTCGTAGCACCAGTAAAGATCGTGCCCGTGCTATTCAACGAGATTGTGTTTGCGCCAAAAGCAAGCGTACCCGTAAATCCTGTGCAACTCATGGATTGAATGTCAATGTTGCTGTCAACAGTGACAACGTTTGTACTTGAGTTTGCATCAAGCACGGCAGCGTCAGCAGCTCCCGGGGCAGTTGTAACAACAGCACCGCCAGACGTAGTCCGCCAGTTGGTCAAGCTACGCCAGTTGCCATCCCCGCCAACCCAATACTTAGTTGCCATGTTTATTCCTCAACCGGAGGTGGGTTGTCAATAAAGTCGCGCCACTTGTCGTATCTGGCCTTTTTCATTGCCTCAATTTCGGCGCTAGTTAAGCCGTGGTCGTCAGCCAACCACAATGCATCAGAAAAACCTTCAATGGTGAAGTCAATTTGAATCATGCTAAAAATCGCAATTTGTACAGGGTTCTTAGGTATATTTCAACGATATTATCTATCAATTGCTGAAGCGATGAGTCAGATTTATCACATATATCGTATCGAGCCGCTTCAATTTCCTTAAGTGAGTCTTGCAAAAACTCAATGATGTTGCTTGTTTTTTTGGCCGAGTTCAAAGTAATTGGGCCAATCAGTCCGTACCTGCCTTGGTAGGCTTCGGCAAAGTCATCAGCCGCACCAACAATGCGTTCATAGAAAATATTGAGCGCTACATGCTTGCTGTAGCTGCGAGTATTTAAATGCACCGAATGTGCTACATCTCGCGCCAAGAACAGCAAACCTAAAAATTCATTTGCTTTCATTGCGGCATTCCCATAGGTTGTTCAGGTGGCATCATCTGTTGTTCAGGTGGCATTCCTTGTGATGGCGGCATCATCTCCATTGGCATAGATTCCTCACGCATCTCAGGCATCTGGTTCATCATGCTTTGCGACTCCATAGCCGCCGCAACCACACCCATTGCAATGTCTTGAATCTGCTGCTCACTCATGCCAGCCTGCACTGCGCTAATCCTTTGCGTTTCCGCACTATACGCCTTGATTTCGGCTTCGTAGTCCTTGCGCTTCATGTCTTGCATCTCAATGGACTTGCCCACATTCTGAATCATCGTGTGCATTTGCTCCATCTCAGCGCCCATAGCTTCCATCTGCTGCTGCGCTGCCTGCAATGCTGGATTCTCATCGGCATCCGACAAAAACTTGGGATCAATGGTCTTGGCAAAGCGTTTGGACATCTCTTGGGCACCCGGCCAGTCCATGTTCTTCACAAACAAGTCACCTGCCACTTGCCACAGTTGGGGGTTACCTTGGAGCAGTTGTGCCATTGCTTCAAGCGCCTCTTGGCGTTTGGTCGCGTAGCCAGGGCCGGTGGTCGCCACAACATCGTACTTGCCCACGCCTGGGTTGTAGATTTTCTCAATCACAACCCCGTTTTGGTCCACAATCTTGTTGACCGGTTCGGGCTGGTCAGGGTTAATCTTGACCATCTTAGTCTCGCCGTCCTCACCAATAATGCGAGCAATGCGCTGTGTGTCGTAAATCTTGGGAATCAAGTCCACCAACTGACGGGCCACGTGGCGCACGGCGCGGGTGAGGTTGTCACCGTAGTGGTAAGTGCCCACATCGCCCTCTCGCTGACGCGCTAAGATAGCTTTGCCCGAACGCTCATTGGATGTCATCCCCAAACTTGCGTTGTATTGTCCAGTGGTGGACTTGATGTCTTCCGATGCACCTGCTTTGGCCTGCAACAAGCCGTTAGACGCCATTGGCGGCTGCGCCCTTTGGGGCAATGGCAAAACAGCCCCTTGGCCGTCAGTTACATCAGGATTTACTTCCAAATACGGCCAATTGTTGGTGTTTGCCGTCTTCCACTTGTCTTCATAACCCTCAAACTGGCCACCATAACCAATAAATGGGGCTTTTGGAGCCAATGCCAGCATCTCGGCCTCTTGGCTTACCCAATAGTTGTACATCCGTTGTGCATCTTTGGCGTTTCTGACCAAACCAGACACATACAAACGGCCATCCACCTCAAATTCATTGCCGACAACACGGATAACAGGTATCCATTTGCCTGCCCACTCTTTTTCTTCAAGGATTTCGTAGCCGTTGATCTTGCAGTACTTGACCCGAGGGCGCTCAGACTCACGGCTGCGTTTTGGTTTGCCGTACATAGCACGAAGTTGCTTGTCTTCAGGCGTGTTTGCAAACGCCGTAGCGTTGCCAGGGTACAAATTCAACGTAGTTGTGTCATATTCAATGTAGTAATACCCCGCAATACGCACTGTATCCTCATTCAACCAATTGCTGATCGACTGATCGCCCACGCCAAGCGACTGCAAAGTCGAAATAGGCGCAGCATCAGGATACTGGCGCTCATATTCCGCTTTGGTCAGGTCTTCGGTGATAAAGCAATACGTTGCATCCGCACCCGTAGGGTCTTGAATCAACGGGTCCATGTAGACGCTGAATGAATTACGCACACGGCCAATCTTGATGTCCTGATCGAATGTATTGTCATCGCAATACTCGGTCATCAGGGTGATGTACCCCTCACCATAAGACACCTGATTCTCGCAAGCCGTGTCATACGCCACATCCGCATCAGAGATGTACTCAATGTGCCGAATCATGCCGTTAAAAATCTCAGCCACCTGCACATCAGCCTGATCGTCCACAGGGATGACCTTGGCCCCTGGCCGGTTTTGCCGCATGTCGTTTGTCACTTGGCGCACATGCTGCGGCAACTTGTTGATGGTCAGCGTTGGCCTTGCATTAATAGTCTGCCCCTGCACCGCACCGCGAGTCGCCAAAACATCAGCAGGCCACTGCCAGTGATTGTCCGGCGAGCCAGCATAAAAGCGCAGGTCGTCTATCTCATCCTCACGCGACTCAGCCAATGCCGACACCGCCATGTCCAAACGGCTACGAGCCGTGGTCAGAATGTCTGAGTCAGACTTTAGTGGTTTGCCGCCAGCAGCTACATTAGCCGCAGCGACCATTCCGGTTGGATCAGCCATTATTTCTTCTTAGCCGTCTTAGCCGAATCTTTAAAGTCTTTGGCCGTAGGCGCTGCCTTACTGCCCACCTTGTTCATCTTCTCGCCAGAACCAGCTTTAATGCGCTCTTGCTTGGCATGAATTGCGGCGTAAAGCCCAGGTTTAGTAGATTTCATGATTTAGCACTTCCATCGTTGCATTGCTGCTTTTGCACGGCTACCTTTTTCAGACTTTTCTGCGATAGGTGCCATTCTTGCACAAAATGAATCCTTGCGCCCCTGATCTGCCTTGGTCTTAGGATTAGGCGCTGGCGCTTTCAAATTTGACCCCGTGGCCGCATTGTACTTCTCGCGCCCCTTGGCCGTCAAACCCGCGCCCTTAGACACAGGCAACTTCTCACCGCGCCCGACTGATAAGGAGACTGATTTCTTAGTTGCCATGTTAACTTCCCATCCAACTGGTTGTTACGGAACCACGGTCGTATGTCCGTAGTGTACGAGTTTTCTCACTGTACTCCCTGTGCGCCACAGAAAATGCAAACGTCACACATATCGCATCCGCAGCATCAGGACTTGCCAACCCCCGCTGCTTCATGTCTTTCTTGGACTCCAAAAATATAGTCCCCTTGGAATCAGGCTTGATCATAGGCGAAATCAAATCCGTCTTCAAGAACCTGTCCTTGGGAATTGCTGCTGTACGCAGCCAATCCTTCATTTTCCCCCACATCTCAGCCCTCTTGTTGCCATACATAATAGGGTTAGCCGACTTGTTCCCAAAGTTCACACCCTTAATCTTGTACCGCTGCTCCTTCAGTCTGTCCACAATCCCCGCACCCAAACCCCCCTCATCAATCACCACCAGCGCAGGCTTCCACTCCTCAATCGCCTCAATAATATGCCCCACCACCGTCATCGTGTCATCCCCCCGATGCCGCATGATCTTCACAATGTCCCTGCCTTGGCGGATTGCAATCACCGTAGCGTCCGCACCAAACCGCGCAGGGTCCACACCAATAATAATCGGCGCAGTCTCATCCTTGTACTTCTCCCTTGCCATCGCCTCATCCACAATGTCCGCAGGTATAAACTGATCATCCCCCTCTGACGGAAACATCCCATACACCTCCACATGCGCTTGGCTAGACTCCGGCCCATACTCCTGAATAATCCTCTCATACACCGCCTTGTCCGTCCCCTCCACCGTCCTAGCATCCACCACCCTAGTCGCCCAAAAATCCCTCTTACTGTTAAAACACTCGTAAAAATACCCCGTATTGCGCCGTGGATTTGAGAACGCCAACCAAAACCTATTGGGCGTGTTCTCCGTAAAAAATCCACCAGTAACAGACCAAATCGGGTCCGCAATACCGGACGCCTCATCAAAGATCACCAACACACCATCATAGTTGTGCACCCCCGCATAAGCATCCGGATTCTCCTCACTCCACAACCGACCCTCCACACCCCAATACCTCGTCCCCTTCTTCAAATCCCCCTCCACCAATTCAGTCAACCACTTTGCAGGTGCCAAGCGCGTTGCGCTCACCTCAAACCAATGCGAATTAAGTGACATAGCCAACCACTTGGTTATCTCAGCCCAAGTAATTGACCTCAATTGATTCTCCGAGTTAGCCGAAATAATAGTAGTCGAGCCAATCCGTGTAGTTAACATCCATATAGTTAACCATGAAACTAATGCCGACTTACCAATACCACGACCACTAGATATTGCTTCTTGCAATACCTTGTACATAATATCTTGGTTAGAGGTTGGGTTAGAAACTTGGTTAGATTTATTATTAGCCAATTCATTGTTGGTTTTAATATGGTCAGTAATATCTTGCAGTATCTCTCTTTGCCATTTTCTTGGACCAGAGAAATGCTCCAACGGCGTTCCCTTAACTCCCCACGGAAATACATACCTCACAAACGCCAGTGGATTATCCTTTAACGTAGGACTCCAAAGCCTTGCCATTAATTCTTGCTCATCTTCGGGTTTGTAGATTGTGGTTTGCATATTAATAATGCCGAAGGCATTTGTTTATTTTAAAAAAATTAGAAAAAATTAAAAAATGTTTGCGGGGTATCCGTCACCGTGGCCCATCAGCCCTCGGCCCTACCCCCCCCTGCATCGCTTGAATCGACATGCGTGATGCAAGGCACATCAACGATATCGACCAGGCGTGACTGGGCGGCCTGCAATGCGCCCGTGATTGAGATTCGTGAGTCAGACACGCTGACGTCGAGCCGGTCACCGTAGACCTTTGGGGCGAGCTTGGACAGGAACCATTTTCTAGTGTCTACCTGCAATTGACGCTGACGTACCAGAGCATTGTCTGTCGCGCCATTGTCCAGCACTGGAACCGGAGCATCAGCAAGCTCTAAGATTTCATCAGCCATTTTATCGAGCAACGCTTGCCTTGCGCGAGCGTATTGTTTCGCAAGCTCAGGCGAGGCATCTACAGCCCTCAGAAACCTTGCTGGGTCTATTCCTACTTGAATGCAACATTTTCGCAAGCTCAAGCCATTTGAAACCATGCTATCAACCACTGCTTGTGCAAGTGTTTCCCGATCATCCATAACATAAGCCATTTGCTTTTTCTCCAAGTTGCCATAAATTCTCTCACAATCCCCAGCCATCTTCAAACCATAGGGTAAACCCTTGCTTTTAGTGTCTGCATCGTTTGCATCGATGCATCACCCTAAAGGGTGTGATGCAAATGATGCAAGAAACGACGCTTTTGCCCATTTTTGCATCGATGCATTGATACGCATTGATGCAAACGATTCAAACTAATTCAACCCAAAACATAGGGTAAACACCTAGAAAATAGTGCAATAAAACATGTAGCGTGTCTCAAAATCCGTTACACTACTCAACATGGTGCAGCATAGTGCGGCACCTAAACCCAAAGGAAATACCATGACACAAGTCAACTCTACAACCCACCCCGAACTCTATAAGGCTATGGATGCCGCAGCAAAGGCATATTGGGCGTATCCCAATTTGGAGTGGCAGCAAGAATTTATCGACTCTTGGCTTGAAAGTCACCCCGAACAAGCCTAAGACAACACCAGTCCCTGCACAGTGACAGTGTGCAGTGGCGGGAATTGTCCCGATAACCCAAGGAAAAACATGGAGAATTCAATCACTAAAGCCATCAATGTAGCATGGCCCCGTATCAGCATTACCAGTAAGCTTGATGGGATTCGCAGCTGGTCCTTGCAGGCTTTGGACACGTGTCCCGGCTCTATTGAGAGTCCTGGTGTACTAGTTGACGCTTGCAAGGGCTGCTATGCAACAACTGGCAATTACGTATTTGCAAATGTCAAGGCACCACGTGAACACAATAAATTAGACTGGACCCGCATTGACTGGACCGATAACATGGTGCAAGAATTACAGCGTGACGAATATTTCCGGTGGCTTGATTCGGGCGATTTATATTCATTGGCTCTGGCTGAAAAAGTACTTGAAGTAATGCAACGTACGCCATGGGTGAAACATTGGCTCCCCACTAGAATGCATAAATTCCCTAAATTTAGAATGGTATTTGATCAAATGAGGGCCCTGCCAAATGTATCGGTTCAATTTTCTGCCGATAGCATCGATGGTTCATTTATACCCGGCTTGCATGGCTCGACCATTGGACCGGCTGCCGATACTTTTCAGCAAATTGATGGCGTCTCATTATGCCGTGCATATGAGCATGAGGGTAAATGTTCGGGTTGTCGTGCATGCTGGGATAAATCAATTGAATTGATCTGTTATCCAGCGCATGGGCGCAAAATGATGAAAGTCATTAGCATTAAATCAATTTAAGGGGAAAATTATGATTAAGACAATGCAAGCAAAATACCCCGGCCGTTGCAGCCGGTCCGGCGCGCGCATAAACCCAGGTGACGTCATCGAATACGATACGGCTACAAAACGGGCAAGTTTGCAGCCGGACAGCGACACAATTACGTTCTACGGTGAATCGGGTCCTAAGACGTTTTATCGTAATTCTAGGGGCCGCTGTGAGGATGCGCCATGCTGCGGCTGTTGCACCATCTAATGCACTCTCTAAGCCCATGCGGTGGGTTTAGGGGTCTGCATTTTGTAGACCATAACCAAACAGGAGAATTTAAAGTGATTAATAACAATTTAAGCCGTGATCAAGCTATTGAAATAGTTGGTCTCGATGCGGTAGAGTCCGCAGAAGCGACAAATGCAGTCCAAACTGGCACCCTTCGCCGCGATGGACAAGTTGAATTTAAGTCGCGTTTTGTGTGTAAAGATAAAAATGGGGATAAATGCACGGTTAGTGCCATATGGTTGATGGATGTCGATGATGTCCGGCTCGTTGACGACTTGTCTGATTTGTACTGGGATGATTGCAATCATTACATTGTGGATTGACCATGCATCATTACACCTATTCCCCCACTCAAGAAGCCCTCGAAAAGCGCAGGGCTGCCGCTATGGATCTGCTCGCAGTCCTTGCCATCGCTGCCGCCCTCACGCTGCTGGGTTTGGCCTATTTTGATATTCTTACTTTTTGAAAGGTAACATCATGAAAACCTACGAAGTCGAACTAAAACGCACCAGCTATGTCAATATTCTGGTTGAAGCTGATAGTTTAGAGCAGGCAGAATTATTGGCATGGGCGAAACTTGAAACATTCGATCAAGACGAACAAGATGCAAGCTGGGAATTAGAGTATGTCGAGGAGTGGACAGCATGATGCACCCCACAATGGCCCAGGCTTTGGCCCCCTTCACGCCACCAGCCCCCACGGTGGAAGAACTGCAAGCACGTATC